AAATCAGTGGATTCTATTGTCTGCAACTCCGGGAGATACCTGGCAGGATTATATTCCGGCATTCATCGCAAATGGGTTTTACAAAAACCGGACAGAATTCATCCGAGAACATGTGGTTTATAGTCGATTCAGTAAATACCCAAAGATTGACCGATATTTGAATACTGGGAGATTGATTCGACTCAGAAATCGTATTTTGGTGAATATGGATTTCAAGCGTCAGACGGTTTCTCATCACGAAGATATATTTGTTCGATACAGCATAGAGCGATACAAAGATGTTGGACGAACACGATGGGACCCGTATAAGAATGAGCCGATTGCGAATGCCGCCGGTCTTTGCTATGTATGGCGGAAAATTGTGAATACGGACGAGTCACGACAGATCGCCTTGATGGAAATTGTAGAGAAGCATCCCAGAGCCATTATATTTTACAACTTTGATTATGAGCTGGAGCTTTTGAACGGGTTGTTTCGAATTTATGAAGACGATGGAGTCTTTGAAATTGCAGAGTGGAATGGTCACAAACACCAGCCAATCCCAGAGTCGAAAAACTGGGTGTATCTTGTTCAGTACAATGCTGGAGCGGAAGGATGGAACTGCATCAAGACAGATACCATTATATTCTACTCACAGAACTATTCTTACAAAATCATGCAGCAATCTGCGGGGCGAATAGACAGGTTGAATACGCCATTCAAAGATTTGTATTACTATCACTTGAAATCTCGTAGTGGGATTGATTTGGCAATTAGTAAGGCACTGAAAGATAAGAGAGATTTTAATGAATCGAGGTTTGTGAAGTGGTGAAAGGAGATCAACCATGAACGAAGAGTATTTGGAAGTGGATTTTAAAAAGTATTGTAAAACCTGTAAACACAAGGAATTGGGAGAAAAATTCGACCCATGTAATGAATGCTTGGATTATGGATACAATCTCAATTCCCAGAAACCTATGAAGTGGGAGGAAAAGAAAAAATGAGCTATCAATATGACCGATATTTGGCGCAACATAAATCCAACGTTGAAGCCGGATTTCGTTGGTTGCAGAAAAATCTTCCTGAAATTACAGAGGGCAGTGGTGCGGAACACAATATCGTATTTGCACATGACCAATCCAAAACGGAGCCCGATGAGTATGGCCCCTATGATATTTATTTTTATGGAGGCAATCGCTCTTATGGAGTAGTTGAGGATTTCAGAAAAGCTTGGCTGTTACATATTCATCGAAACCCTCATCATTGGCAGTATTGGGTGCTTATCAATGACGATCCCGAAGAAGGAGAAATCATTTTGGAAATGCCTTACTGTTATATTCTGGAGATGATTTGTGATTGGTGGTCCTTTAGCTGGTTTAAAGGGAACCTGCTGGAGATCTTCTCTTGGTATGAGGAGCGGAAAAGCTATATAAAACTGCATCCGAATACGAGAAGATTGGTGGAGGATATCTTAGGACGTATCAAAAATAAGCTTGGGGAGGTGATAGTGAATGAAATCAACAGATAGTGTTATTGTGAGTTGGGATTTTTCTCATGGGAAAGACGCTGGCGTTCTGATTGTTGGAAGGCAGCAAAAAGGAAGGGTAGAAATTATCAATGCCTATCAAGGGGAAGAAGCCAAAGAAATTTATCAAAAGCTGGTATTCCCCAAATCTAAGAAAATCAATTACAGCGAGGAGAAAACCACATGAAGCAACCGAAAAAATTGACCAGAGAGCAAAAAGAATGCTTATCTGCTCATTATTTAAACTGTAAAGATTGGATGTTGGTTGAGGAGACAGAGTTCTATTATCGCATTATCAATAAGAATACGGGTGTGATAAAGAGTGTAGATAAATTCAGAAGAGTAAGAAGGAGAAAAAATCATGAGAACAATTAAAAACAACTGGAAAGTAGCTTTAATTGTAGCAGTCGGTATTATTGCTATTATTTTGTTAGGTGTGTTTTGTATACAGAGTTCCCAGAACAGAGCATTTACCTTGGAAGAGCAAGTTAATACTGCTGATTCTGACATCAAAGTTCAGGAAAAACGACGTGTAGATTTGGTTTACAACCTTGCTAATTGTGTTAAGCAGTACGATAAGCATGAAGCGGAAACATTGACGGCGATTGTTGAAAATAGAGGCTCTACCGGTGATATCGAAAACGTTACTACAGCTATCACGGCGGTGTCAGAAGCGTATCCAGAATTAAAATCTAATGAAAATTATAAAGAGTTAATGAATGAACTTTCAATTACAGAAAATTTAATTGCAGAATATCGGAGTAACTACAATAAGCAGGTAAAAGAATACAACCGATATATACGCAAATTCCCGACAAGATTTTTTCTCAATATTCTCGGATATGAGGTTCGGGGATATACCTATCTTGACTATAGTGCTCCTGCCGATGCTCCGCAGAATCTGTTTGGAGAGTAAAAGCTATGAGAGGACGCAAGCGTAGAAGTTTTGATTTCGGGAATTTCGAGATTACGAAACGGGAAATACTGGTAAGTGTATCGATTGTCGCTATTATGCTTCTGATTGGAGTCCTTATTGCTGGAAAAATTTCGGATTATCAATTGGATAAAAATGAAAAATACAACAAGGCGATAAAAATAGAATCGCAGGAACTGTTTGAGTACGGAATGAGGACTAATGCCGGGAACGCTTTTGTATATGGCGATTTGAAAGCGGTCGATACAGTTACATATCCTGAAATTGGTGGAGAATACATTTATATTGAAAAAGTGAAAGAACGATATACAATGCATACTCGCCAGGTTGCACATACAACAACTACGAATGGAAAAACCCATACTTACTATACAACGGAAACCTATTGGACATGGGATTATGCTGGTAGTGAGGAACGGATATGTGATGAAATATCATTTTTAAATCACGTTTTTTCAGTTAGTAAAATCGACCTGCCGGGAAAGGAGTATATAGACACTGTTAAAGAATCCAGCCACATTCGTTATAAGTATTATGGAGTTGGTTTAAACTTTACCGGAACCATATTTACAGAACTGGCTGATAAAACAATAGCCGATAACTCACCATTTTATGAAAATATGAAGATTGATGAAACCGTAGAATACTTAGAAACCGATTTTGCAATGTGGATATTCTGGATTATTTGGATGGTCTTAATTGGAGTCTGTGTCTACAGTTTCTATTATATCGACAACAAATGGCTTGAGTAATTGGAGAATTTGGGAGAGGGTCGAGCAATAATGAGGGCGACCACAAGGCGGATATAGTAGTTGCATAAGGGATGAGTCCGCTATAAGAAAGGAGAAAAAACGTATGAATCTTAAATCAGTGAAAATTATTGCAGTAGATTTCGATGGAACTTTATGTGAGAACAACTGGCCAGGGATCGGAGCGCCGAACGAAGAACTGATAGAGTATCTTCGTAATCGGAAAAAGGATGGAGATAAGTTGATTCTGTGGACCTGCCGCGTGGAAGACATGCTTCAAAAAGCTGTTGAGTGGTGTAAGGAGAGAAATCTGGTGTTTGATGCGGTCAATGAGAATCTTCCGGAAATCATCGAGAACTTTGGTTCTGATACCAGAAAGATTTTTGCAAATGAGTATATAGATGACCGGAATATTCCTTTGTCATCCTGCCGGGAAAAATCCAATACGCAGACATGGGCTGAAAAAGAGGTAGAGATTGCTTGTGAGAACGAAAGAAAAGCCTCCGGAACAAAAGAAAGGGAGTGGGATTATGGTTGCGTCTGCTACGAAAGTGCTCTGAAAGCCTATCACAGTCTGTCCGAGGACGGCCATAGCGGTTTCAGTATCGGTATGACTAAATATATTCTGAATCGCCTAATTGACGGAAAGCCACTTACATCGATCGAGGATACAGAGGATGTTTGGAGTGATATTACGGACCTTTCGGGATATCGCGGTGAAATTGTAAACTATCAGTGTAAGCGAATGAGTTCTCTTTTCAAATATGTATATTCTGATGGAACCGTAAAGTATCACGATGTAGATAGATACTGTGGAATCAATATGAACAATCCACATGATTCCTATCATAGTAGCTTGATCAATCGGGTAATGGAAGAGAAGTTCCCTATTACCATGCCATATTTTCCGGCAAGTAAACCATTTAAGGTCTATTGCGAAGATTTTTTAGTTGATCCGGAAAATGGAGATTACGACACAGTTGGAATTTTCTATACAATTACACCAGAAGACTGTACAGTGGAGCTTAATCGCTTCTTTAAAGAAGAAAATGACGAATTTGTTGAAATAACCAAGGCTGAGTATGATATGAGGAAGCATTGCCATGGCTGTTTCGGAGCCGCTAATAATGATTGTCTGCGTTGCGAGGAGGAGCTTCAGTATGAATCGGAATAGGTTTATCCAGGGATAAAAAGGTGACATTCAATTTTCTGAAAAAGAAAGACGGCGTATTATTCACAGAAGCCTTCAAAAACATTCCTGGAAAACAAAATGTACGGTGGCAATGGAGGAATTTGCAGAGCTTCAGCAGCAGATCAGCAAACAGGTTCGAGGTTATGGCGATAGAATTGGACTCTTGGAAGAGATGGCAGATGCTTATATTTGTCCGAACTTCCTGGAGTCCATTTTTGATATTAAGCCAGAGGATTTACAGAAAGCCATTGATGTGAAGCTGGAACGGGAAAGGAGAAATTGTCAGTAATGGGATTATCAAAACTTTCAGAAGAATGCAAGAATTGCCCGTTTGTCAGTCGGTGTAAAAATAAGCGAATGGAAGCACTGGCGTATATGACTGAAACACAAGTTTTAGCAAACGCGGCAGGTCCAAGTTTCGAAAACTTAGCAGCGCCTTTATTACGAGAAACTATGACAATTATGGTAAACGGTACGCCAACCAAGGTTTATAAAGACGAAATAGAAAAACAGATTTATTCCCAGTTATATTCAGGGTTAGGCTTGAAATTAGGAAGTTAAAAAAGGAGAAAGTTTATGAATGAAAAACATTTGAGTCCTCTACCACAGTATCATATCGACAGAGATAAACTGTGTGAGATTGTAAAAGAAACCGTTGGCTACGATAGACTTATGGACGCATTCTGTCATGGAACTGTCGTTTGTGATGAATTTGCTTGGTTTTCTAACTCCGACGAGTATTACATCATCCATTTGGAAAGTGGCATGATGGTAAATTGGTATAAACATCTCGGAAGGACAAACACTTGCTCACAGAAAGACAGAACTATTGATGATTATTACGAGTTCTTCAGATTATTTAAAGAAGAATTGGACTATTTTGAGAGGAAAAATTGCGAATGAAGAGAGGAGAAAGCGATGATTGAAAGTTTGTTAAAAGAACTGGGAGAACGCCATTTTGAAATTCTTTGGAGATATGAGAGCGCAACGAATTCTATCGTTATTCAGATGGATAAAAGAGACTGTCATCAACGGCATAGGTTGGTTCGTAAAGTTATGTTCGATGACTTTCGTCGTATTAGAAGCAATCAGTTTGAATTTGTTATAGTTCAATTTTTAAAAGACATGGCTCAGGAATTGGAGTATCAAATTAAAGTTGCAGCGGAACCCATGAAAGGAGAAGACAATGATTAAAATTGAAAATGTTGAAGTTATGGGATGGGAACACGCTATCCGCGGAATGCGGAATCCGATGAACAGTTGGGAGAAATCGGATAGTGGAATCTGCAAAGGTGGGGATGATGGTATCGGATGTGAGAACTGTGCCAATTATGATTCCTGCGAGCATACATATGATCATTCCTGGCAGCTCGGTAAAGCAGACCACGATTTGATGATGCGGCTTGCGGATGCGAGGTATCGGCGAATGATTACGGTGAATCTGGACATCACGGCTCCGTTGTATTGGTGGAAAGATTTTTATACCTACGAGGTTGGTATAGCTGTTGATACTCGCTCTGCGATGTCTGAACTGGCTGCGAAGGCGTTTACATTGGACGATTTCTCATGTGAGCATCTGGTCGACGAAGGTGACAACTGCTGGTTTTGTAATTTGGACGTCATCATCGATTCATTAAATTCGGCACGAGAGATGTTTTTAATAACCAAAGACAAGAAATATTGGTGGCAGATGATTCAGCTTCTTCCCGCGTCCTATCATAATCAGAAACGTACTGTGATGACGAATTATGAAACACTAACCAGTGTTTATCCCATGCTAAGAAATCATGAGCTGGATGAGTGGGTAAAATTCTGCAAGTGGATTGAGGCGCTTCCATATTCAGACATTATCATTGGTAGAATGTGGAGATAAAACATGATTCAATACTATGAGTCTATATTTTACAACACCTTGGAAGAACTATTAGCAACTTGGAAACCCAACCATCCGGATGTTTTGCGGTTGAAAGCAAAATATGGAGAAGGTATTCAATTTAGTACCATCGCACATCGAAGTGGTGTGAAGCCTCAATTTGAACTGAGTTGCTACAAACTAAAAAAATTAAAAGGAGCGTAATAATGACATCTATTCAATATGTGATTTTATTTAGCCTTGTATATCTTTATGTATATGCTCTGATTTGTAGAATCTGTAAATGCATTGAACATTGTGCTACCGCCAGAGCTTATTCTAAATTAAGAGAAAACGGAGTTATGACTAAAATGAGCGATGTTGAGGCGGGCATTATTAAAATCGGAAAAGAGAAGGAGGATGCAAGAAAAAATGTGGAGTCATAAGTTAGTAAAAAATAAAATCCATGCCGTTCTGTTTATTCTTCTAGGAGCGTTGTCAGTCCCGATTGAATGGGATGCAACGTTCTTTTTATTTACCCTGATTATAGGTGGATATCTGTTCTTTTCGAAAGAGAATTGGATTTATGAAGGAGAGGAAGACGATGGGACGAGCCGAGAGAAGACGTGCTCAAAAGTTAAAGCAAAAAGAGAAAACCACTACATACAATCTCACAAAGGCACAACTCGATGTCATGGTTCGGGAAAAAATCGGAGACGAACTTATCAGAGTAAAGCAGGAGGCTACCGATGATGCGGTAAATACTGCGATGGTTCTGCTTCTGACTTTGCCATTGGAAGTGTTGATGGACCATTATTGGACAAAATCCTATGCGAAGAGAATTCCGAAGTTCACCGAACGAGTTCTGGAATACTACGAACGCTGGCAAAATGGTGAGTTGGATATGGAAAAACTGAAAGAGGATTTGTGGGAATATGGTGGTGTGAAATTAGTTGAAAGTGAGGGTGAAGCAACATGAAATGTGTAATGGGAGTTATTGCGTGTATTGTTGGGCTCGTGGGTCTGATCGGACTGATTGTGTTAAAGGCGACCAGCTCTTCTGCAACTTATATGGACGATTCATTCCGGTGGGGAGGACGAGATGGGCGTTAAAAATGATTATCGTAAAAATGCAGAAGGGTATTCCGATCCGACTGCCTGTGAAGCACTGAGAAACATTGAGCGGGAAGAAGAACGGTTCCATAAGCTGCTGGATACGATTTTTACTCTTTGTGAACTGTCCGACTTCCACGTTGAAGAGCGGATCGTCATCAAGGACAAACGAACCGGGCGAATTTGGAGGTAGCTTATGGATATGACTGATTTACAGCGAGCGATTGATACACTTGTAGAAGTTTGGGAAAAGTTTACAGCATCTATAAAAGAGATGGCGGATGCTCTGAACAAGGCGTTTGGAGTTTCGACACCTGAGAAAGAGAAGAAAAAGAGTCTAGGTTCTCCGGCTCGATATGGGATGTCTTTGCGGAAATCTCGAAGAGAATCCTTCGTTAAGCAGTATTCGTATCGGCCAATTGTTCAGAAACACTTACCTTATCAGAGAAGGAACTATTGAAAATCGTCCGTACAAAGCTTGAAAGTGGGTGAAAATCATGCCCACTTTTGGGTTTTGAAAAATGGGCTTTGACCACTTTTATGTGGGCTTTTTGAGAAACGCAGGGAATTTTGGGGAAGGATTCGGACGATTTTGGTCAAATTTGTGGCCATTTGCCCACTTTCTGCCCACTTTTAAAACCCCGATTTGGTCAGTAAAAACCCAGTATTAATGCGGGTTTGCGGGCTCAAAGCCCACTTTCCCACTTTTTTTCTTAAACTATTATGATAGAAAGTTTAAAAGTATATAGTAATAGCGCAAAAAAAGTGGGTTTTTGGCCACGAGCAAAAAAATGGAGGAAATCATGAGCAAGATTAGTTGGGAGAGCTTGTATGAAAATTTTAAGTCAATCTATCCAAGGTTGTCGCGGTCATCCGTATATTTTCGTCCGTTCGGTTATATGAGTATAGTAGTGTATTTTGAGAATGGAATGAAGATGGTCTATGATGATCTCAGAAAACAGGCATATATCACAGCTTAAAGAAAATGTCAAGAGATAATGAAAAATTTCTTTTCTTCTGGAAAAATTTGTGATATACTGTAAGAGCCACACAATCTAATATAGAATCCGTTTAAGGGAATTCACTTTGGTAAAAGGTGTATTCTCTCTTTACTCATACCTTAAACGGAACGAGATTGTGTGGCAACAATGGGAGAACACTTTTTTAGGTGCGTCTCTTGTTGGGGCCGCACCTTTTTTATTGCGCCAAAATCTATCTGACTAGAGGACGGTGACATTGTGGATAGACCATATACAGAAATACAAGTTCTAAAAAAATTAGATATTCCTGACTTTCGTCATCTGACAAAGGATAAAGTCATAGCATTTGCTACAATGATTCCGGGAATGGAACCTGAAGTGGCAAAGAAGGCTTTAGAGCAGTTTCCTAACTTCGTATCGATATCTCTTGAAATTATGAAAGAGTATCGGGGTATTCTACAACAGTTGATGAATGATGACAGGGATGGTGCGGAAATATGTTACGATATGTATAATCGTGTGATGAATTCTCTTGAGTGTATTCTTGAAAATGACAATTTGACCTTTAAAGAAAAGACTTACATACTCGAACAAATGAGAGAGGTTGCCGATGAAATATCGAAAAAGGATTCCGAAAAGTCGGCTAACCGCATAAAGTTAATAGGGATTGTGAGTGGAGTGGTGGCGGGTGTTATTACAGTTTTAGGTACCGCCATTGGGGTCAATTTAACTTCTAAGCAAAACAATATTCCCGGCGATGACGAAGAAGAAAACCATTAAAAGGAGATTGAAAATGAAAAAGATTGTTATGTTTATGATCGCAGCAATTATGACGTTTTTGCTTATTGCTTGCTCTGATTCTCAGACACATGATGGCGAAGCAAAGACACCTTCTGCATCGGGAGCTCAAAAAGGAAGGGATTATCAGTCAGTTGTTGAAGATTTTGAAGAACGTGGATTTACAAACATATCGTTAGTTGCTCTTGATGATTTAATAACAGGTTGGCTGACGAAAGATGGAGAAGTTGAAAATGTTTCTGTAGATGGTGATGAAAATTATTCCGCTGATAAATGGTATTCAAATGATGTAGAGGTTATTATTACTTACCATACATTTTCGGAAGAGAGTGATTTGGAAGAAGATGAGGAGTCGAAGGAGTCAATAAGCGAAAAAGCCGAAGACAAAGCAGTAGAATCGATACTCACAATTGAAACTTGTGCTGATCTCGAAAAACTTTTATCGACTGAAGGAGAAATAAACGATTTTTATTCCACTTTTGCAGAACAATATAAAGGCTCAACGATAGTATTCGATGGTTGTATTACCTACATTACAAACCATGGCGATTACGATACTCGATATGATATTTTGATGAGCGGCGGTAATTATGTAGATGATGAAATGGTCAATCCTGGACCAATCTTTAAGTTTGAAGATGTGAATACTTATGGAATGGGAATCGAGGATTTATATCTTCCTGATTATATAAGTGTCGGATCAAATGTACATGTGACCGCTGAAGTTGAGTATTTTAGTGAGAATGAAGGTGTTTTTTATCTAAATCCTGTGAAAGTTGAGTCCCGATAAAATAAAGAAATTATTTAGCCTGTACCTATTGGAATTGGGGTACGGGCTATTTTTATGTTTTCATTTGTTTCTTTTTGCGCGCGAAAAATACATCGACTGTTATGAAGAGAGAGGGTTAAAATGGCTATTCTCTCTTTTATTTTGGAGAAAGGAGGCTTACTTATGCTGGAAAGCGAATTTCAGAATAAACTGATCCAAGAACTGAAAAAAATGTTCAAAGGCTGCATTGTAACAAAACTGGATTCCAGCCACATTCAGGGAATTCCTGATTTGCTGATCCTTTATAACAATAAGTGGGCCACTTTAGAATGTAAGAAAAGTGTTCGCGCCAAGAAACAACCAAATCAAGAATATTATGTTGGACGAATGAACGAGATGTCGTTCTCAAGATTTATTTGTCCTGAAAATAAGGAGGAAGTGTTACATGATCTTCAACAAGCATTCTGCTCTTGAAGGGCAACACGCCTTTCTTGGCGCAAGTAAATATCACTGGATCAACTATGACGAATCCAAAGTTGCAGAATCGTATTCAAAATTCCTTGCAACTCAAAAAGGAACAGAGCTTCACGATTTTGCGGCAAAATGTATCACACTTGGACAGAAACTTCCGAAGTCCCAGAAAACATTGAATATGTATGTGAATGATGCCATAGGATTCAAGATGGTTCCTGAGCAGCCTCTTTTCTATTCGGAGAATTGCTTTGGAACAACAGATGCGATTGCATTTCGAAATCGTATGCTTCGCATTCATGATTTAAAAACCGGCGTCATTCCTGCGCACATGGAGCAGCTTGAAATATATGCTGCTCTTTTTTGTTTGGAATACAAAATCAAGCCAGCCGACATTGAAATGGAACTTCGGATTTATCAGAACAACCAGATTCTTTATGAGAATCCAACGGCTGAAACCATTGTTCCCATCATGGACAAGATCATCACATTCGACAAAGTAATCAACAAAATCAAAGAACAGGAGGGCTAACTTATGAATCCGATTGCAGAAGAAATTTTGATGCATTATGGAATGCCCCGCCGTTCCGGTCGTTATCCGTGGGGATCTGGTGATAATCCGTATCAGCATAGTGGAGATTTTCTGAGTCGAGTGGATGAACTGAAAAGTCTGGGTATGAGTGATACCGAAATTGCAAAAGCCATGGGTTTAACCACCACTCAATACCGTACGCAGAAATCGTTAGCAAAAGATGAACGTCGTGCGCTGGATGTGGCGAGAGCAAAATCTCTTCGAGAAGATGGTTTGAGCTTAAATGAAATTGCGAAAGAAATGGGCTTCGCAAACGACTCTTCTGTTCGTTCGCTTTTGAATGAAAATTCTGAGGTTCGTATGAACCAAGCTAAGACAACTGCTGAAATTATCAAAAAGCAAATTGACGAAAAAGGCATGATTGATGTTGGTGCCGGTGTGGAACGTGAACTTGGAATTTCCAAGGAGAAACTGAATGAAGCACTCTATATGCTGGAGATGGAGGGTTATCCTGTTTACGGCGGACGAGTGGATCAGGTAACAAATCCTGGGAAGAAAACAACGCTTCGTGTGATTTGTCCTCCTGGAACAGAGCATAAAGAGATTTACGATTTTGAGAATATCAATTCTCTGAAAGATTATGTCTCTCATGATGATGGGGAATCTTTTGATCCCAAATTTGTTTATCCCAAAAGCATGGATTCAAAGCGGTTGCAGATTCGGTATTCGGAAGATGGCGGCGAATTGAAGGATGGTGTTGTGGAAATTCGAAGAGGTGTTGACGACCTGTCTCTTGGAGAATCCTATTATGCTCAGGTTCGCATCTTAGTTGACAAGACACACTACATCAAAGGGATGGCGGTTTATTCAGATGACCTTCCTGATGGTGTGGATGTTATGTTCAACACCAATAAGAAAAAAGGGACACCTAAAATGGATGTTCTGAAACCAATCAAAGATGACCCGGATAACCCGTTCGGTTCTTTAATTAAAGAGGGAGTTAATGACCCGGATAACCCCACTACTGAAAGAGGAGGTCAGAGTTACTACTATGATAAAAATGGGAAGAAACAGCTTTCCCTTATCAACAAGCGAGCAGAAGAAGGGGATTGGGGCGAATGGGCAGACAAGCTTCCATCTCAGTTTCTGTCGAAACAGAGTAGAACTTTGATAAAGAAGCAGTTGAATTTAGCGGCCGCAGACAAGCAGTCTGAATTTGATGAGATTTGTTCTCTTACGAATCCAACAGTGAAAAAGGTTCTTTTGAAATCTTTTGCTGATGACTGCGATGCAGCCGCTGTTCATTTACAGGCAGCCG